CTCCGCTCTTCCCGCTGCCACAGCCTTGGGGTCGAGAGCCAGGAGAAGCGGTGGGTGAGGCGCTGCGCATCTCGACCACGACGATTTTTACGGACGGCGAGACGAGTGAGCGCATGATGAGCATTGATGACATCGCCCTCGGGCAATTGGCGGCGGCGCTCGCCCCCCTGCTCCCACTGCCGCCGCCCGCCGCGACCCCGAGCGAGTCGTGAGCGCCATGCCCGCGCGCCCGCTGCCACCCGCCACGCCCGAACCCGGCGCGACCCCCGTGCGCTGTCGGTGCGGGGCCATGCTCGGCTATCGCAGCGCGCGCTGGCTCCACATGGCGCATCGGGGGCGCGGCCTCGCCGCCTCCCTCCCCGCGCGCGTCGTCTGCGACAAATGTGGGCGGCGCACGGTCCTACTTGACAATATACCGGGCGCTCCGCTACAGTAGGAGCAAGTGCATATTCGGGCTTTGTCGGCCCACATTCGCGCGACCATTACGGTCGCCGGATGTGGGCCTTTTTGCGTGTCCGGCATGGCCGGGCCTACCTCCCAGGGGGAGCCGATGTTCGCCCGCATGCAGCCGCACAACTGGCCCGAAGCGCGCGCCATGCTCAGCGCCACGCCACCGGAAACGCCGAACAGCGGCGCGGGCAACGAGGTCCAGCGGCGGAGCAGCGCCGATGTCCTGACCCAGTACGGCAATGACGCGGTGCGCATGGCGGATCGGGTCGCGACGCTGGAAGGTGAGAACTATCGCTATCGCGAACAGCGGCGCGAATTGCAGGACGAGGTCAAGGCACTCAAAGCCAATCAGCGGCCCGAGGGCGCGACGATCCTGACCGGCGACGAGGCCACGGCGTATGACGCCTACAAGGCACTCGGCAAGCCCGCCGAGATCAAGACCCGACTCGACGAGCGGGACACCCTTGCGACCGAGGTCACGACCGCGAAGCGCGATGGCACGCTCAGGGACGCGGCCCAGCGCTACGGCTACGACTATGAGGCGCTCCGCGCCCACAGCGGCGACCTGCCGCTCACGCCCTACGAGGTGCAGGAGGACGGCAAGGCCGTCACGAAGTACCGGATCGGCGCGGGCGACCAACAGGCGGACGTGGCCGAGTGGGTCGGCAAGCAGCCCGCCTACGTCGCGCGGGCGCTGGCGGTGACGACGGGCGGGCAGGGCCAGCAGTCGAGCGGCGTGCGCTACCCGGCGCAGGGGAGCGGGCAGCCACCGAGCGACGCCGACCGCGCTGCGGCGGTGCGCGAGGAACAGGAGCGCAGCGGGCGCTATTCCCCCTTCTAACGAATCAAGCGAGGTGAGACATGGCCGAGATCGCCAAGACCGGCATCCCATCCCTGGCGTCCCAGACGCCACCGGCGAACAACAAGGTCACCGGACTCCTGGCAGGGGAGGACATCGCGGCGGGCGACGCCTGCCGCATCGATCCCGTCGCCGGGCGGGTCTTCCGCTCGTCCGGTGCCGCAGCGGGCGCGAACGCCAAGGTACGCGGCTACGCGCAGATCGCCGCCAAGTCCGGGGAGGCGGTATCCCTGTATTTCGGGATCACCATGCGCTACGGCGCGGGCCTCGCGCCCGGTGCCGACGTGTTCCTGTCCGGCACTGTGCCGGGCGGGTTGGCCGACGCCGCCTCCATCGGTGGCACCGCGCCGATCGGCTTCGTCGTGGATGCGACCCGCATCCACCTCGGCCGCAGCAACTACTAGGAGGGCTGAGAGATGGTTTACGGCACCCTTTCCGTCTCCGACCTCCTGGCGTCCACGCAGCAGAGCGTGGCACAGGTCGGGGAGCAGCAGGTTTTTCAGGCGATCGACGACGCCTTGCGCGCGCACAACGCCATCACCCAGGACATGCTCGGCACCCTGGTCGAGATCAGCGCCGATCGGCAGCGCCGTTACGGCGGTCCCGACGCGATGCAGATGGACGAGATCGACGAGTACGGCACCCCCGACGCGCAGAAGGTCACGGCGGGGCAGACCGTCGCGTTCCCGTTGCGCCTCTACGGGCTGGCCGTGCAGTGGACGCGCAAGTATTTCCAGAATCACACCGCCGCCGAACTGGCCGCGCAATTCGTGGCCGCGCAGGACGCCGATGTGAAGGCGATCCAGCGCGAGTTCAAGCGCGCGATCTTCGGCCCGACCAATCGCACGTTCACCGATCGGCTGATCGATAACGTCGATCTGGCGGTCAAGGCGTTCGCCAACGCGGACGGCGCACCCCTGCCGGTCGGCCCCACCGGGGATACGTTCGTCGGCGCGACCCACACGCACTATCTCGCCACCGCCACGCTGGATGCGGCGAGCCTGACCGCGCTGATCGACACGGTGATCGAGCACCACAACATCGGCATGCCGGTCGTCTACATCAACAAGGCGCAGGAGGCCACCGTGCGCGGCCTCACCGGCTTCACCGCCTACCTCGACGCGCGTCTCCTCCCCGCGACCACCGCCAACCAGGCGCGTGGCACGCTCGACCAGATGAACCCGCAGAACCGGGCGATCGGTCTCTTCGGCGCGGCGGAAATCTGGGTCAAGCCCTGGATGCCCGCCACCTATCTGTTCGCCTGGGTCATGGGTGGCCCCCGCCCGCTGGTCATGCGCCAGCGCCCGAACGGCGGCGGGCTGGCGGTTGTGGCGGATGAGGAGGCGCACCCGCTCCGCGCCCGCTCGATCGAGCGCGAGTTCGGCGTCGGTGTTTGGACGCGCACCAACGGCGCGATCCTCTTCGGCGGTGGCGCAACGTATGTGGCTCCGACGATCGGCTGAGCGTAGCGCGTAAGGAGAGATACCACGATGGCCGAGAAGCCGACCGCGCGCAACGACGAACAGAACGAGGTATCGCGGGCCTTGGCACAGGCGGCGGAAGACGCCGCCGCGCGTCGCCTGGACGAAGCGCCGGACGGCCCGCGCTACGAGGTGGCGGGGCAGATCGTGGACGCCCACGGCCAACCGCTCAAGGGCAAGTGACGCGATGGCGTACACACTCGGCGGCAAGCCCAGCAAGGGGACTCCGAAGGACGGTCGCCTGAAACCGAACAAGCCGACGGGCGGCAAGAAGATGCCGTTCGGCGGCAAACGCGCGGCACCGTTCGGTACGAAGAAGGGCAAATAGCGCATGCTCGAGCGGTTGCGGCGGCTACTGGGCGACACGGGGCCGGTGCAGGCGTTCAGCGAGGCACGCCTCGTCGCGCTGCTCGTGGACGCCGGGGACGATCTCGACCGCGCGCTGCTGGCGGGGTTACACGAGCTCCGCGCCGAGGCCGCGAAACAGGTCTCGTACTCGGTAGGTCCCGACAGTGAGCAGGCCGGGCAACTCTTCGACCACCTGACAATCCTCAGCGCTGAGGCCGCCGAGCGGATCGCCAATCGGGCGAGCGTGGGCGGTGTGGCCCGGATCGGGACGGTCAGCGCCCCGGTCAGGGTGTCGTGGTGACGGGCTTCGCTGCGTGGCGCGCGTCCGCGTACGCCGCGCGACGGGACCGCCTCGCGACCCGGTTGCATCAGCCGGTGATCGTGGAGCGGTGGACCGGGCAGGACGCCTACGCGAAACCGCGCTTCGCCGCGCCGGTGACGATCATGGGGCAGGTGTCCGGGGTGGCGCAACTGGTCCGCAGCGTGACGGGGAGCGAGGTAGCTTCCAACACGACGATCGTCCTACCCGGCGACGCGGCGATCGGCGTCAAGGATCGGCTCACACTCCCCGACGGCACGCACCCGACGATCCTCAGCGTCAACACCGTACCCGATCAGGCGGGCAATCTGACGACACAGGTCTACACGTAGAGAGGTGCGCGATGGCGACCAGCGGCGGCATCACGATCACTGGACTCACCGAGGCGCTGCGGGGTATCCGGGCCACGCGCGCCCAACTCCTCCCCGCGCTGGGTCGGGCGCTGCACGCGGAGGCCGAGCCGGTATTCGACCGCTCGCAGGACATCGTGCCTGTCGATACGACTGCACTCCAGCAGAGCGGCGAACTCCACAAGCCGGAGATCAGCGGCAACAGCGTCTCGGTCGAGATCAGCTACGGGAACAGCGGTGTGGAGTATGCCGCTGCGGTCCACGAGGATTTGGCGATGCGACACAAAGCACCGACCAAAGCGAAGTATTTGGAAGAGCCGTTCATGGCCGCCGAGAAGGGTATGGGCGAGCGGGTCGGGGCGCGGGTCGCGCGCGAGATCGGGGGCTGATCGTGGTGACTGAGTGTTATGCAACTGGCGGCGTTGTCGATGAGCCGATCGTCGGCATTGGTGTCGTGAAACAGGGATCGTACTCGGTCGGTGAGGCGCAACACGAATGCCGCTGCGCAGGGTGCGATTCCTCCCTCCCCTCTCCTTTTCGTCTACCTGTGGGTGGGCGTCAGGGTGAGCACCACTTCGCCGTGCAATTCGGTGACGTGTACCCGCCGGGCGACGGTCGCCGGTTCATCGTCGCCATCGATGGGACCGTTGTCGAGGGCGCATTCGAGACGTTCGCCGGTGCTAACGGCGCGGTGTATGCCCTCAGTCAACCGCCCCATCGCTGCCCGTCCTGCGGCGATGAACCGTGCGTCACGGTGTGGCGCGGACTCGTGCACGTCAGCATCGGGCCGGAGGACGACGATGCTCCTCGATGACGTGGCCGCGCTGCTGGTCGAGGTGGGGCTAGGGGTGTTGGGGGAAGACCTCTTCTTAGCGCGAATGCCCGACTCGCCCCACAGCGCCACCTGTATCCGCGAGTACGGCGGATCGCAACCGGACTATCTCTATGTCGGCTACGACCCGACACAGGAATGGCCGAGAATCCAGATCGAGTGCCGCGATCCCGACTATGCCGCCGCGCGCCTCCGCATCGAGCGAGTCGCGCGGACGCTCGGCGCGGTGCGCGACCGCGCCGTGAACGGCACCCACTACCACCGGATCACCCCGCTCGGCTCGCCCGTCCCGCTCGGCGAGGACGAGAGCCAGCGGTCGCGGATCATCGTCAATGTCGAGACGGCGAAGTCGGTTAGTCCGTTGCTGGTCTAATTCGAGCCGGTATATGAGTAGCCGGTATATGACTGGCTAAGGAAGGAGTCCCGATGCCGAACACCAGGAAGCAGGCCGATCCGCTCGTCGTGGCCGAGCAGGACGTGAGCAAGGCGGAGAACCAGTTGGAGGCCGCGCAGGTCGCGGTCGTCGAGGCGGAGCAAGAGCGCGCCGACGCGGAGCAGGCCGTCGCCGCCTCCGCGCAGGTCGCGGCACTCGAACAGCAGATCGCCGCAGTGCGCGAAGCCCCCGCGCCCGCACCCGTGCGGGTCGGTTACACGGAAGGTGTGTGGGCCGGGCGTCCGCACTACATCGCCGACGACGGGGGTTTCGACACGCTGGATGAGGATGCGATGCACGCCTACCTCCGCAACGGCGGGATGCCGGAGCCGACCCCGCTCCCCCGCCAGACCGTCTAGCACCGCGAGTCGCCGTGTGATACCGCGCCACGAAGGCGCAGAGCAGGAGTAGCCACAGATGAGCGCGAGCATGGCACGAGCCCGGAGCGGCTTCGGGACACGATTGCAGATGGGCGATGGGGCGACCAGCGCCAATGTCGTCGTCGCCACGGGCGGCGCGCCGATCGGCGCGACCACCGG